GAATACGACGGCAGCGAATGGTGGGAATATGAGCCACCGTTCAGAGGCCCGGAGACGCAGAAACCGTTCGGACGCGTAAAGCGGACCTATCCCGCGTACTCGCTTGAGGACATCAATTACCCGATGGAGGCAGACGATGAGCTATAAGGCGAAGATATTCACCCGTGAGGAGTTTCGAGAGGTCGTCGCAGCCGCCATCTACGACTACGAACACGCTCCCGCGAAATGCCTCTACACGACCAAGGATGCGGCAGACCAACTCTACGGCGAGTACGGCGAGGAAATCGAGGTGGAGGGATGAACGGAGTACAGCTTACCAACCATCTGACCGCGCAATTCATGGCATCAACCCTAAGCCGGTACGAGGCCAGAATCACCGAGGACGGCGACTTCCGAGACTACATATACGCCATGAGCCTCAAACGTCTCAAACGCAAGTGCGGGAGGTACGCGAAACGTGAGCGCAAGGCCATCGAATATGTCACCACACTCAAGGAGGAATCATGAGCGCGACGAACAACCAGCGTGAGATGATACTCAAATGGCATAAAGGCAAGGCCGCGACACCCGAGTACACGGCGAAGCTGCTCAGCGTGCCATTGGATGAGGTGCTGTACATCATCGCCCATCCGGAAACGCCCGCACCCCACAAGGACGATTCCACACCCGAATTCATCGAACCATTACTCTGAATTCTGGTGTAAAAAACGAAACCCTCCACCAACAGGCGGAGGGCACGCTCACCAAAGCACCATCATAGCCGGAACGTGGAGGGTTTCAACATAATGTTCATCACCACCGAACCATGCCAATACTGCGGCAGGG